ATCCCTTTTTACTTAGATACTCAAGCTCGTTTTGTAGTTCTGTTTGTGTCATGTTTTGTGGTTTTATTGTTATTTGATAGAGTAAAGATAAGGGATTAAATGTTAAATAATAACAAATTATGTTAAATTATTGCAAAAATATTAGTTATTTATCGGTCTATATTTAGACCATGAGTAAAGATATTTTACCCTTTATATTGTGTGGATATATTATACATTGTATTATGTATTATATAATGTATATTATATTATACAATGTATAATGTATAATACAATAAATAATAAATACTATATTATATTAGGGTCGGTTTACTAGTTGCATCAGATTGTGCTAGTGACTATTTAGCCCATCTATTGTTATGTTTTGCGATTGAGTGGGTAAGATATCATATATTAAAATAAATGAGCAAACACCCTACGAAAGTCATCCTATTTAACATAATGGTAATTATAAGACAAAAGTATCATTGATTATCAGTACATTACATATTAAAAAATAGGGTGGGTACCCCCTATGGCTTTTATTCGTACCAAAAATGGGATATACCCCTTGTGCCTCTCATATTTTTGATAGAAAACATTGTTTTGCGATATTTTAATATTTGGTATTATTGTTGTAGCTTTGACTTCTATGAAAGATACAGTATGTAAGAGGTTGTACAAATGCAAGTGTGGGTTTATTGCGGAGGAGTATGTTTGGAGTAGTGAGATTAGGGAGAAGGAGTTTGAGTGTGAGAAGTGTGGCAAGGCACTTGGGTTTAATAATATCAAGATAGACAAGGTAGTGAGTATTGTCTCTATCAGAACGCCAACCAAAAACCGATAATATGAATGCAGAGTTTAAGGATATAACAAAAGAAGCATTTATCATTGCTTACAGAGAGAATTTTGGAAATATTACTATTAGTTGCCAGGCTTGTGGAATTAGTAGGACTATGTATCAAGGATGGATGAAGAACGATGTGGAGTTTAGAAAGACGTTGGCTGAAATAGAACCAGAGGAGATAATGTTGGACTGGGGGGAGCATAAGTTGATGGAAAGGATTAGTAAGGGAGATACTTTGGCTACGATGTTTCTGTTAAAGACAAAAGGCAAAAGAAGAGGGTATATTGAAAAGACGGAGGTGGCTCATGAGGGGGATGTGGTGAAGCAGATTACTGTTAACGTGTTAAAGCCTGGTACTACATTGGCGGATATTCCAAAGTTGGATGGTGACGAGAATAAAACCTTACCAGAAAGTTCGCCAATAGAGAACTTTGAGTCTGAAAATTCTGATATTATTAACTTTGATACGCAAACTGATGATACTTATTTTGTTCCAGCTACTGCAGCTTCGGTTCCTAGTTTTGATACTGAAGAATTAATGGAAGTTCCGCTGTATAATCACGATAAAGGAGAGATATTGGATTTGAACGAAGATGAGGAATATGAGGAATAGTGTTTAAAGGCCATTTTAAGGCGATTCTAGCCATTATCTATACCATAGTAGTATATTGACCTTAAAAATATATTGTCTTGTCTTAAATTGCTTTTAATTGCTTTTTGTTGATGTTACCAATATGGTTACATTTACATTTGTTCGTACTAAAAAGTGTTATTAGCTTACATAAATCGGTAGTATTACTACTAAAATAATAAAAAAAGTAAACCTATAACTTGACTTTTTGACTTATATCAATCACTAATGTGTCTTATATAGGTCAAAATGAGCCGATTTTGATTGATATACGGCTCATTACTGATTGATACCCCTACCTTGCTATAAAACCAAAAAGTTGTAGCTTCGTTTCACCAAACCATATTTTTTAATTTTTCCCCATGACTTATGAACGTAACCACCAATGTCGTTTTCGAAATACTACAAGGAAGCCAAAAAAAAATATCCGTCATGCAAGGCGGAACAAGAAGTGGCAAGACTTACAATATCTTGACCTGGTTTGTAGTAAAGCTCTTACAGGAAAGCGGAAAGACCTTGACTATCTGTCGTTCCTCGCTACCGTCTATAAAGGGCTCTGTAATGAGAGACTTTGTAGAGATACTGTCGAAATATGGTTTGTACTCAGAAGAAAAACACAACAAATCAGAAAACCTTTATTTTTTGGGTAACAATACGGTAGAGTTCGTATCAACAGACCAACCGCAGAAAATTAGAGGTAGAAAACGTAATTACCTTTTTATCAACGAGGCCAACGAGGTGAACTACGAATCTTGGATGCAGTTAGCACTAAGAACCACAGAAAAGATAGTTATTGACTATAACCCCTCAGATTATTACAGTTGGATTTACGACAAGGTCGTTCCAAGAGAAGATGCTGACTTTACCATCACTACTTACAAAGACAATCCGTTTTTAGAGAAGTCACTCGTAGAAGAGATTGAAAGACTAAGAGATTCAGATGCTCAGTACTGGAGAGTTTATGGTTTAGGAGAAAGAGCAATATCAGAAGCAACTATTTACACTCATTGGAAACGTAGACGTAACTTCCCAGAAGGCGGAGAAATATTTTATGGCCTAGATTTTGGTTATAACAATCAAACAGCATTAGTTCGTGCCAAGCACTACGATGGTGAGATATACGTGGAGCAACTCGTGTACGAGACCAAAATGTCTACTTCGGTACTTATCGACAAACTAAAGTCTTTGGGCCTTGGTAAGCGAGATGAAATATTCGCAGATGCCGCAGAGCCTAAAACTATTGCAGAGATTAACAAAGCTGGGTTTAACCTAAAGACAGCAATTAAAGATGTTTTCGCTGGAATCAATAAGGTAAAATCATTTTCTTTGTATGTTAAAAGCGATAGCTTAGATTTGTTGGATGAGGTCAAAAACTATAAATGGAAAACCGACCATGATGGCAATACCCTCGATGAACCAGTTAAGTTTAGAGACCACTTAATGGATGCCATGAGGTATGCCATATACACAAAATTCGCCAAACCAAAAAGGGGTTGGGTAGTGTAGGCTAAAAATTTGTTACTTTTGTAAAAATATCATATAGCGTGAAATTAAATGAAATATTAGCAGCGATTAATCCTTTTCAACAAAAGGCTAAAGCTCCAAACGGAATGATAAATGTTACAAGTCCATTTGCCGATTTTGGAGGATTACTTGCTGGAAGAACCTTATATCCAGAACTTAACCAAAGAAAATTTGTACTTGACTACGAAAACAATAGTGAGGTATATGCAATCATAAAGCGTATATCTAAAACTGTATCTACTGTACCATTTTACGTTTACAAAGTAAAAGACAAGAAATCACTTATTCGCTACTCAGCACTCACTAAAAATTCTACAACTACTCAAGACTTGGCTAAAGCTGAGTTAATGAGAGTTAAGGCAATTAGTGAGATTGCAGATTCCCCATTAAACGATTTATTAGAAAAACCAAACGAATATCAATCTCTTTCTGAGTTTATTGAAAGCGTTATTGGTTATAAACTTATTTGCGGCAATTCTTATGTATGGGCTAACCGATTAGAAAACGGTAAGGTCCAAGAATTAGTCGTGCTCCCTCCGCAATACATGGCCATCATTTCTGATGGTACTATCAATGGGGTTGAAGGTTATTCTTTTACACTTGTTGGATGGGACTTCTTAGATGCGAAAGACGTAATCCATCTAAAATACTTCAACCCTTACTTTGACACTAACGGTAATCAACTATATGGACTTAGTCCTTTACAAGCTGCTTACAGAACTGTTCAGCGTAGCAACGATGCCAAAGATACATCTGTTGGTATGTTACAAAATCAAGGACCTAAAGGTATCTTGTATGCTGACGAAGGTAATAACTTCGGACAAGAAGAAGCTGGTAAGTTAAAAGAAGATTTCTACAATCAGTACGGAACTAAGAGTCAAGGACAAATTGTTCAGAACGCTGGTAAGATTTTAATTGCTGGTGCTAAGTTAGGATGGGTTAACATGGGATTATCTCCTATTGACCTTCAGCTTTTAGAATCTGAGAAAGTTACTCTTAGAGAACTTTGTAATGTGTACGGAGTTAACTCTGCGTTATTTAACGACCCAGATAACAAGACTTATAACAACATGAAGGAAGCTAAAAAGGAAATGCTTACGCAAGTAGTACTTCCAGAGTTAGTAGCACTTCGTGATGCTTTCAATAGATTCTTTGCAGTTGAAATTGGCAATGGCTACTATATCGATTTTGATATTACAGTATTCCCAGAGTTGCAAGAAGATATGAAAGAGCTTTCTGCTATCCTATCTCAATCATGGTGGATTACGCCTAACGAGAAAAGAGCAGCTATGCGTTATGATACAGTTGAGAATGGGGTTATGGATGAAATATTTATCCCTGCTGGTTATTTACCTATTGATGAGCTAACTATGCTACAAGACCCAACAAGTGCACAACAACAAGGAGATTATAATATACCACCAGTAAAGTAATGGCTAAAATAGTCACAGCTTCTCAGCAGTTTGCTTTGCAGCAAAAGATTGCAAGGAAATCAGTTAGAGAGTATCAGCCTAAAATATTGGCTGCTTTACAATCTGATTTTGACAGAGCTGCTCA